GTGATGCTGGAAAGAGGGGCGGTAATTTTGTAGGGCGTTAAATTTTCAATAGTATTCGGGATAAGCCCGAACCCAACGACTATTTTACCATAATTGTCGAAATATGTCAATAGCGAAACCTGTCGAGAGTATCAATTAATTTTCATCGCATTTCAACAGCGTTTTTTTGTTTCTTCAAAAATCAAGATATAGAAAATATTATCAATCATGTTCCCTATTGCTGCAATCCAAACCATAACAACATGGAGTCAGCTTTCTTCATACAACGTTCCTTTGAAAGTCCTTCCTTCAATTTCAACCGTGAATGTCCCATTCAATTCGGGACTTTCAACATCATCTTCCACAATTTCAACAGTTTTCGGAAACCCATTCAGCCCAGCACCCTTGATGATAGCCGGAAAATCCTGATAGCACTCATTCAAATCGACATAGCCGGAAATGCCATCAACTTTCCCAGTCTCGGACTTCTGCCAAATGTCATAATCCTTGACATATTTCGGCATTGAGCCGTACCTTGCAACCCATTTACTATAGTCTTTCAGCCTGTCAATTCGAAGATTCTCTTGAAATCCGGAAATATCACTGGAATAGATGGCGACAAAATAGCCGTTTCTCTCCATAAAATCACAAAATGCTGTGGTTGCATCTGTTGCACCTGCCGGATTCCCTTTGAATTGCTCCACATCCACATACACCGGAAAATCAAATGTTTTCCCCTTGATGATGTCAAGGAATTTTTGAGCCTGTGTCCGTCCCTGTTCCGCCGTGGTAAATGCAGAAGTAAAGTAATAAGCTCCAACATGCAAGCCTGCTGATTTCGCTCCTGCATAATTTTCCTCAAAACAAGAATCCGTGTAATACCCGACTTCCGCACCGCCAGCCTTGATGATAACAAAATCATAACCAGCTTGTTTCACTTTCTGAAAATCAATTGCTCCACTATCATTATTATGATGAGAAACATCAATTCCCTTTGCAAAAAGCTTTTGTTCAAAAATCGCATTTGCCTGTTGCACGTCCCGAACCGTCGGAAGGATGGGCTTGCATTTGACACCAGCATCTTTCATTTCGTTCACCAGAATGTCTTGATTTCCAGCCCCATCAATGGCGACTTTTTCAGCATGAGCATTCCGCAAATATGAAATAATCCACTGATTTCCGTCACGCACTGGACGGCAGTCAATGGATTCCACGAATATTTTGTTGTCGGATGTTTTGACAGCAACCGAAAGCGACACATTGCCGGAATTTTTCGCATACTTGACACCATAGAACAAGCGGATTTCTGGAATTTTTGGTGGTCTGTCAAGCTGTAATTGTTCCCAATCCTTGCCGGAAATCGCAGACTTTTGATTGTAACGAATCCAAAGTCCCAAACGCTGAATATTGTCGTCGGTCTGGTCGTCGCCTAATTCGTCACGAATGGTTCTTTCCGTGAGGATTGTTCCTAATGATGGGTTTGTTTCATACCACAAGTCAACATTAGACGTGTCAGACATGGCAGGAACGCTCCATTCCGCCCATCCAGCGGAATCCGTTTTTCCTGTCAAGATGGATTTCCGCAAATTTAGAAAGACCGTGCCGGATGAAACAGCAGTCGGCGGAGTGCCACACATGATAGTTTGTGGATTTTTGGAATCCGTGACGATATATTTCAAGGCGGTTTCTTGGTCGGCGGTGTACTCCTGCGCCTCGTCAATAATGAGCAGGTCATAACCTTCACCTAAACCGCCCTTTGTGGAACGTGTGCGGAATTGAATTTCACCGCCTGAGCCGTCCAGCATTCTGATTAGCTCCGTACCACGTCTTTTTTCGGTCTTGAAATCTTCCTTTTCGGTATAGCCTGCCTTTTCGAGACGGTCACAAATCTTTTCCCAAGCGTTCCTTGATGTGGTCACTCTGTGTGCCGTGTAGAGCGTTTTTTCTCCGTGAGTGATTGCCCATAAAGTCCGCATAATGAGCAGTTCAGATTTACCGTTTCGCCGTGGAACGGAATAGGCGAATTTCATATGCACCCACAAGTCAGACTCATCCACCGCCATCATATCTTCTAACAGCAATTCCTGCCACGGTTGCACCGTTCTTCCGGATTGGTTGTAAATTGCAACTGCTTCACTGCCCTTGGATTCCTTGTAAGGCAAGACCACCGAAACAGTCGGGGTCTGCCGTCCGAGCCTGATTTCGCTCATATGCAAGCCCCTTTCTGACGTATCACAAATTTTTCCAGTCAAAAGTCAACGGCAATTCCCGATTTGACACAATTTCCGTTTCCCTGAAATCCTGTTTCATGACCAGTTTGTCAGACTTTTGGCGGTTGCAAGTCATATGAGCCAACTGCAAATTGCTGATGTCAGACGGATGACCGCCCTTTGAAACTGGGATAATGTGGTCAATGCAAGGGCTTAACGGATGGGGAAATTTGAATTTGAAGTCCACAGGTGCGCCACAGATTCCGCAAATTTTCTGCGTGGCATAAATCCGCTTTTTATTGGAGTCAAACTGCGCCCTTTGTGTGCCGTTGTGGTCTGGTCTGAGATTCAGTTTCGCCATTTTTCAGCTCCTTTCACGCATGAGAAAACCGCCCTCATTTCGGAGCGGTTTCAAAGATATTTGCTTTTTCTGTCGGCTTATGTTATAATATTCCGGAATGGGGTTATTTTATTTCGCCGTGGTAGCGGTATTGTTCCGGAACTTCAAGCGGTTTCAATTCACGGAAAGTTTGCGCCATCATTAAAATATGATAGACACCATATTCGCCTGTTCTTTTGTCAACAAATCTCCCAGAATCTAATTGTTCTTGTCCTTCATTGCTAAGAATGTAAATAATATACATATTTTCTAATTCTTTTACAGCTCCAATATATCGTGTACCATTTTCTTTTGAAACAATTTCACAAGCTTGTTCAAGTGTAATCATATTATCAGCCCTCTTCTACACAATCCTCAATAACATCTGTAAACTCTTTATCATCAATTCTAAGCAGTTCCGTCCTCTGTAAATCATACATTCCAAAGGTCAACCATGGAGAAGCATCAAATTGACTGACTTGAGGGTCAACTAGCCTCAATCTACCATTGATTTGTTCAGCGATGAACACATGACCATGTATGCCGTTATCATGTACTTTTACAATTGCTCTTGCTCCTTCACCATACTTAGACATCTGCGCTGAAATTAACTTTATTGCTTCTTGCCCCGTTTTAGCGGGTACGCTTATTACATCTTTTCGAGTGATTTTAAACATACTGCCCCATCCTGTTAAGCAATCCGGTTCTTCTGCTATGGGGTCACCTTCGTAAGAGCTTCTTGCAATCACGTCAAAGCCTCTTCTTCTAGCTTCATAAGCAGCAACACAACGTTGACAATTTACTTGATACCAAGGACTTTTCTTCCAATTAGGATTTGTGGTATTATAACAATCTTCAATTTCACGATGCAATAAAACAGGCATTTCATCAAGATATGGTATCCCTGATTTTATTCTATCACTTTTTTCTGGACTTGTCAAGGAATTTTCTTCTAAAACACGTTCTAATTCCAATGGATTAGGAGAAAGAAAACTCCCCGAAACTCTGTCTTCTGCCATTCCATTTCCGACATACTTGACCCCATCCCCCACACGAACGAACCCTTGTTTTCGGAGCTGTTTAGCTTCGAACTGTTTCGCCTGTTCCTGCGTGAACTTGGTAGGGCGAACATCTGGAAGAATCGGCTTTTCCTGCCAAGATTTCCGAGATTCCACCCATTTAGAAGTAGTCCCTCCTGCTCCGTCACTTTCTCCGACAAGCCGTGAACGAGTCTTCGAACTAGTATAAGTAATGATACAAGTACATTTGTCATGGCGACGGAAAACTTCTCTCAAATCCCGATTATATCCCCAGAATGTGCCGGAAACCTCTGCACACCATTCACAGCAATCAGCTCCGCCGGTTCTGGAAACTTGCACAAATAATCCGGCATCATTCCGAAATTTCGCATTCACCTGAATAAAAGTGTCATGCATGGAATTGGCGACATTAGCAACGGCATTTCGGCAACGTCTCTGAATGGTGCTGTCTGAAACAGTGGTATCATTGAGCGAACCAGCGACATTTTGAACACGTTCCGCCGGAAATTGTGGCTTGACAGCACCTAAGCCAACACCATTTTTCCGGTCTTGACTTGTCTGAACCTGTGCAAGCTTGTGATTGATTTCATCAAAAAAATCTTTCAGAAGATGTTGACAGAGTTCTGAACGTCCTTCATCCGGCGGATGTTCAAGGATATGTTTCGC